GTGCTAATGTTGGTATTGGAACTACAAGTCCAACTGAAAAATTAGAAGTAGCAGGAAATATTTTTGTAAATACATCAGGTAATCCAAACCTTACTGTTAAGACAAGCGGTGCAGGTAATAACCCTTATGTGAGAATACAAGCAGATTCTAATTATTGGGATTTACAAACATTATTTTCAAATACAAACAATGAGTTAGATTTTCGTTACAACGGAAGTTCTAAAATGATTATTGATTCTTCTGGTAATGTTGGAATTGGAGTCACAAGTCCAACAGGTGTACTGCATGTAGTAGGAAGAAGCAAATTTCAAGCATCAGGTAATGACACAGCAATAACATTAATAAACCAATCAGGTGGAGATGCTAATTTACAAGTATTAGGTACTTCTACAAGTTCGATATATAGATTTAATACCTACTCTACTGGTGATGCTTTAAGGATTGAAAATGATGGTAATGTACAAGTTGGAGCATCATCTGTAGCTAATTGTTTAATTGGTAATGATGGAGATTTAATAAATATAAAATCTAAAAAAGATGGTACAGATGCTATTCCATTAACATTTATGACCCAAGCTAGTGGCGGTGCTTTATCAGAAAGAATGCGAATTAGTTCTGCTGGAACGATTTTAGTAGGAAAAACAGCAGAAGATACTGCAACTGATGGAATTGAATTAAATAGAAATGATGTCATTGTAGCAACAAGAGACGGGGATTCACCTTTACTTCTAAATAGAAAAAGTAGTGATGGTGATATTATTAATTTAAGAAAAGATAATGCAAATGTTGGAAGTATTGGTGCTTATACAACAGGTAGATTATATATAGGTTCTGGAGACACAGCTATAACTTTTGCTTCTGATTATGATGCTATTTATCCTATTAATATAACTACGCAAAGTGCTAGAGATGATGCGATTGATTTAGGTTATTTAAGTGGAGGAAGATTTGATGATATTGTTGCTACCAATGGAACTATTCAAACTTCAGACCAAAATGAAAAAAATACTATAGCAGACAGTGATTTAGGTTTAGATTTTGTAAAACAACTATCTCCTAAGTCTTATAAATTTAATGGTAAAACTAGAACGCATTATGGTTTGATTGCACAAGATGTAGAAACTGTTTTATCAGATATAAATAAACCTACCACAGACTTTGCAGGTTTTATTAAAGGCGATATAAGTGAAGAACAAGACGGTTCTAGTTATAGATATGGTCTTAGATATAATGAATTTATTGCACCATTAATAAAAGCAATCCAAGAACAACAAGAATTAATAGAAGATTTACAAACACAACTTAACAAACTAAAGAGGTAATAAAATGGAATGGGATGTAAAAACAGTAGATGTGTATCCTACTAAAGCAGATCACAGCAATGTGATTTACATGGTGCATTGGCGAGTAACAAAAATTGAAGGTGAAGATTATGCAGCTTCAAGTTATGGTACTCAAGACTTAAATACAGATGATTTGGAAGACTTTATTGATTTTGAATCAGTAACGACTGCTGACGTAGAAGCATGGGTAATTGCAGCTATGGGTGAAGAAGCAGTGACTGAATTGGAAGCAAATTTAGCTCAACAAATTAAGGAACAAAAAAATCCAACAACAGAAACTAAAACAATAGCTGAGTAATGGATTATTTTTTAATACTTGCTTTTGTTATATTTTTTATAGCAATGTATTTAAGAGTGTCTGATCCAATAAGGTATAATGAAATCAAACAAAACCTTTTGAATTGGTTTAAAGAATAGTTATAATATTTTTAACCAATTAAAGGAGTTAAAAATGACAGAAGAAAAAGTTGAAAATCAAGAACCAGTAATAATAACTTTCAATGGTATTGAATATAGATCGGCAGATCTATCAGAAATGCAAAAAGACATAGCCATGAAACTTAATACTGCTGGTAAAAAATTAGCAAGATTGCAAGAAGTCTATGATGATTATGTTATTACGAATGACTACAAAAACATAATGATTAAAGCTTTTGAAGCATCTACCGAAGAAGTTACCGATGGCAAAGAAGAAACCAGCTCAGAGGACAACAGTTAATTCTGTAGCAAACGCTTTAGATACACACGAACAAGTGTGCCAACAACGATGGCAAGAAAACTATCGTAGGTTGGATTCTATAGAAAGTATGATCTTAACCAACAATCAAAGGTTGTGGTGGTTTGCTGGTATTGTTTTGACTTTATTGATGTCTTTAGTAATTAAAACTTTTGTATGATACTTTATACTGAAGCACAACTTGATAAAGCACTAAAAGAATTTAATAAAGTCAGAATCAAGTCTGGTATGGCAATGGTGACAGTAGAACAATATAGACCATTGTTTGAAAAAAACATGGAAAGAGAGTGGTTTGAATGATAGATAAATTAATTGATCCAGTATCTAAAATTGTTAATAAGTTTGTCAAAGATAAAGATTTACAAGCTAAATTAGATCACGAATTAAATACTTTATTCCATGAAGCCAATCTTGCTCAAGTCAAAGTAAATTTAAAAGAAGCTGAACATAAATCTTTATTTGTTTCTGGTTGGCGACCTTTTCTTGGTTGGTCTTTATCTTTTTTATTTATTTATGGTATTGCAGTAAGAGATATTTTAGATATGATTTTCAAAGCCAATGGCATACAAATAGATTTAGTTGAATTTGATATAGGCACTTTGACACCTATTTTAACTGGTATGCTTGGTTTAGCTGGAATGAGATCGTATGAAAAAACTAAAAATGTTCATGCAAAATAATTTATGTTTGGGTTGTTTAAGAAAAAAAAGAAAAATGTTGAATATAGAGATAATGATGAATTGGATGCTTATATCAAGTATTCCAATTTTACTGATGTCTTTAAGGTGGATGAAGAAATGAAAGATGATGTCGGCATTACACCAGCTTTGATAGAAAAATTTAAAGCCAAACTAAAAAACGAAGAAGGTTATGAATATAGACCTTACCATTGTAGTGAAGGTAATTTAACTATTGGTGTAGGTCGTAATTTAGATAGCAAAGGTTTAAACGTAGCAGAGATAGATTTTATGTTGGACAATGATATAGATGATGTCTTTTTGAACTTAGATCGTGAGTTACCACATTGGAAGTACGAACCATTCAATATTCGTCTGGTGCTTTGTGATCTATGTTTTAATTTAGGCATTAAAGGTCTAACTAAATTTAAAAAGTTTTTACAAGCTGTTGATGATTCTGATTATGAAGAAGCTGCTTTAGAATTAAAAAAATCTAAATACTTTACTCAAGTACCAAACAGAGCTAAAAGAAATATTAAATTAGTGTTGAGTGTTATATAAAAAAAGCTACCTTCTTTCATAATGAAGAATTGAGATCAGTCTAATACTTTTTTGACTCTTATCATTACTGTACTTTTGTAAATCTTGTCTGATTTTTTCTCTATAGTTTTACCAGTATCTAGATTAAGATATTCTGTTGGTTGAAAATTAATGTGTTTTTTTACAGTACCTTCTATTGTAATCCATTCACCTTCTTTAACTCTTCTAACAAATTCGTTATTTTCGTCATAAACATTTTCTACAGACGAACTAGCATTAGGGCTAGTTGTAGTCCAAACAATTCTTGCACCATCTTCAGTATGAAACTTGAATTTATCTTGCATTACTTTATATCCAAAAGGTGACATTGACATATTCATTGAAACAAATTGTACTTTTACTCTAACCTTTTTATCACCTACATTACCAAAATGCTTGTTTGCATTTTTTATGATTTCTACATAACCTAATTTTTTACAGTATTCTGACATAGCTTCGTGGACAGGACTTTTAAAGTCTTTTAAGTTGCACCAATAATTAATATCGCTTTGGGACAATTCTTCGAGTTTGTGGTATTGAGGAATTCCAAATTTATCTTTGTATTTACCAAATGGATTGTAAATACCTTCTTTAAGCATTAGCAAAGAACACTGCATCCATTTTTCAATGTTGGCTTGTTTTTTAGCTTCGGCATCAGCAATTATTTGCTCTTGGCTTCTATGAATTATTTCGTCAAGAGTATATTCTGTCATACCAGAATCTAATTCTTCTGCAATTTTTTCAGCACACCAATCAGTGCGTTCTTTAATAATATTTTTTGCTTTTTGTACTGCTTCTTGAGGATCAGTAGATAGATTTGTAATAAAACAATCTCTGTAAATATTTGCAGACCATAACGTGTACATCCTACTTAATCGACCTGTGCTTATGTAGTAATTAGGTCTGTGATTTGCAGATTTTCTTTTTTCCAAACCTTGATCTCTATACTTGAATTCAACCATAATTTACTCTTTTTTTATGTATTATATTATAAATATACAGATACTATTATAAATTACAACTATTATTTAAATTATTTTTCAAGTTTTTTTATACTAAATCTCCTTTGTGTATAAGCATCTTTTGCTGGTATTACCTTTGTCTTTTCTGGTTGTGCTTTGTAATTAACAGTTTTCCAAACTACTTGATGTGTCTTAGAAAAACCTTGTTGTGAAGTAGCCAGTTCTTCCATAATTTTAGTCTTAGAGTTTTGGATAAGATCAGTTAAATCTTTCAATTGTGCTTCCCAAGTTTCAATATTATCTATGTGTTTTTGTGCTGTCTTAGTTAGTTCAGTTGTTTCACCATTGTCTTTAGGATTGATTCGTGCTGCATCTTTGGTATCAAAAGGTGAATAATAATCACAATTAGCAATTCTATTATTAAAATCTCTAATCTTCCA